GCGCTTAGGGTTACAGGCGATGCAACATCGGTATCAACCGCAGCCGCTGACGCTACTGCTAAAGTTGCTGCAGAGGCAGCGCTTAGGGTTACAGGCGATGCAACATCGGTATCAACCGCAGCCACTGACGCCACAACTAAAGTTGCTGCAGAAGCAGCATTAAGAATATCAGGAGACGCAGCTTCGGTTTTAACTGCAGCATCAGATGCAACTACAAAAGCAAATGCCGCTCAAGCAGCTGCAGAGGCAACAGCATCAACGGATGCAACTACCAAGGTTGCTGCAGAAGCAGCACTTAGAATATCAGGAGATGCGGCATCTGTAGCTACCGCAGCGGCGGACGCAACAGCAAAAGCAAATGCAGCCCGTACAGCGGCAGAACTTACAGCAACAAATACTTTTGTACCAATAGCAGGTTTTACAGAATTAGCTCAAGATTCTGTCTCTAGCCTACTGGCTCACTCAGGACATACAAATGTTACAGCAACCTATGACGATGTTGCAAATAAAATTAATTTAGCAGTTACAGCACAGCTTACACAAGAAGAAGCTCAAGATTATATAGCTCCATTATTTGTTCACGGTTTAAATCCTAATATTAATGCTACTTACGACGACGTAGCAAACAAGCTTGTTCTGGAAGCTATCATTCCACCATCAACAGCCATAGTTTCAGCTGGACCACCAGCAAGCCCAATAAATGGACAGATCTGGTTTGATTCAGATGAGTTTAGAACTGGAAGTACACGAGCTCTTAAAGTCTGGCAGTCTTCTACATCTTCTTGGCAGTATGTTGCATCAGATCTTTCTTTATCAACAAGCAATACATGGACTTCTTCTAATACATTTACAAACGGAATAATTATTGCGTTAGATGCCAACCCTACTACTGCCGTACATGGACAAATTTATTACAATAGAATTTCAGACAAACTAAAAGTTTATTCAGGCGGATTATGGCAAGATGTTCAAATTCAACAAAGTGGTGGCGGAGGCTTAAGTTTAATATCTACAGACAATACTTTGCCACCTACTACTTTTTTTGTAGGACTAATTGCCCCACCAGCACAATCAAGAAGCGACGGAGATCTATGGATTGACGTTGATGATATTGACACACCTTTTAATCAATTTTATACAGGTGGAGTTTCTCCAGATCCTGCTCAATATGAATTTTGGGTAGATAACGTTGAACCAATTCAAGAATTAATTTACAGCGCAGATGAACCAGGAACACCTTCTTACCCAGGAGAACTTTGGATAGATACAGATGAATTTGATGGAGCAATTGTAGAGTTTGGTGCAACGGCTCCCAACCCAAGCAATGTTCAATTATGGGTAGATATAAATGAAAATGAAAGTCCAAGTTATTATGATCAATTAACTTTTACTAATTATGCTACTGTTGCTAATTTCCCTCAAAATGCTCCTAATGGTTTTGTTGCCTCAGACGCATCAACGGGCCTAGCCTATGTTAGAAGTCAGGGTCAATGGCTTGCAATAGTAACAGCATCAAATATAAACAACATTATTTCTTCAAATTCAACAGTCTTTGAAGATTTAAAAGCTTTGGCTTGGATGGGTTTTGAATAACCACTCTGGTATAATTTAGGTTAGGAGGGTCATAAAATGTCATTAAAAAGATGGAACGGTACCTCGTGGGTTACCGTCGCTGGTTCAAGACCAGGACCCCAAGGTGCAACAGGACCGACAGGTTCTGCAGCAACTATTTCTGTAGGAACAGTTACAACTGTTGCAGCAGGAACATCAGCAGCAATTACAAATGGTGGAACATCATCAGCTGCAATATTAAATTTTCAAATTCCAGCAGGACCAGCAGGAGCAGCAGGTGCTGCAGGATCTCAAGGCGTGGCGGGACAAAGAGGTTCTTATACATTTACAGGAATTGCTAATCCAACAGGATCAAATCCAGCAAGCAAGTTAGGCTTAGACACATATTTAAATACAACAACGGGAGACTACTTCCAATATAATTCTTCAAATACTACATGGGTACTTCAAGGAAACCTAAAGGGCCCAGTAGGAACATCAGGAGCACAAGGTATTACAGGTCCAACGGGCTCAACAGGCCCAGCGGGAGAAACAGCAGTACAAAATGTAATAACAGAACTAGAAAGCTGGAAAGCAGACCAAATACTCAATCTTGGTGTATACTATCCAAAGTACGAGTTCTTAACAAATATGACCCAGCAAAATGCAACACTTTTAGCAACAAGCATGATATTTTAGGAGAAAAAAACTATGGCAAGAAAAATTTTAAGTTTAACAGATATTAATTTTGTACCAGGCACAGGAACTTTAACTATTCCTAAGCTAATTCGTAGAGAAAAATTACTGTTAATCACAAACACAACATCTAACAAGATTGTTTATAACTTTGCCGACCCTGCCCTAGGACTATATAGTCATTCATTTACCACTCCTGCTTCAGATGCATATCATGATGCCGCTCACGGAAAAACAATTTTAGTATTAAAATATAACACATCTTCAATGTTGCCTACAGATGACTGGCAAGTTGTTTATGATACAGAAAATGAAGTATTTGAACCAGCCGATTATTTGGTAGACGCAGTAGGAAAGCTTCGTACAGCAAACCCTAAATCCCTTATTGATACTGACTTTGAATATGGTATTCAGAACTCTAAATGGGAAACCCTTACAATGATTCAAAACTACCCAGGATTTTTTGGTAGATCATCGGGAGGAAACGCAATTGACGTTCAGTTAGTTCAAGGAAATGGTATTGCTCCATTGTCTACAATTACTGTTACCTGTAACTCTCCACACGGATTGAGCTCAGGAGATGTTATATCTGTTCAAGAAACAACATCAGACAGTGCAGATGGAACATTTCTATGTTTTCCAACATCATCGACTACGTTTACATACACTGCAAAAGGTGTTGTTAGCGGAAATATTCAAGACGGAACACTTACATCAATCTACGGTGGAGGAATTTTTGACAATGCTCATATTATGGGTGGAATTGTTGGACAGCTTGGATCATTTGCTGCAGTATCAAATCAAGCTGCAAATTCAAGAATTACAATTGTTTCACCAAAACCACACGGGCTTCTTCCAGGAACACCAATTCTTATTACACAAAAAGAAGGAAGCAATTTTTACGGAAGTTTCTTTATTGACACAGTAGATACACCAAACTCAATGTCATTTGTAGCAAATAGTCAAATTCTTAATCCAATTAATACAACTGATCAAGGATTTTATGCAAAACCTGAAGGATATGTAAATCATAGACCTCATGATGGTGGAGTTATTATGTCTACGGGAAACAACGTATGTGGTACGCAAACAATGCGTCAAACACGTAGATACTTCAGATATCAGTCTGGAAAATCAATTCAGTTTTCAACAGGAACAAAGTTTACTCCTACATTCCAAGTAGAGTACCTAGCTGCTAGCGGCATAGTTCCAGGATCTACAGATATCACTGTAACCACACTTAATTCTCACAATTTACAACCAGGTGCGTATGTTAAAATTGAAGGAACAGAAACCTCTGGCACTTACAACCCATTTAATGGCGTTCACCTTGTAACATCAATTATTGATGCTACAACATTTAAATACAATGTTGTGTTTACTCAAACACTTTCAGCAATTGATCAAATCCCAGGCGGAGTAAATGTATTCTGTACAGCATACATTTGGAAGGGTGCATCAACAAGAGCGGGTCTATATTCAGAGCAAGATGGATTCTTTTTTGAGTATGATGGACAAGGAATCTTTGCCTGCCGTCAATGGTCTACTCAAGTACTTAGAGGAAATGTATCTGTTATTAAATATAACTCAACAGTAACTGGAAACGGAACAATCTTTAGAAAGCAATTAGTTTCAGGAGATAAAATTGTAATCCGTGGACAGTCTTATAGAGTTATTCAAATTGCTTCAGATTCATCTTTGACTATAGCCCCAGCGTATCGTGGAGCAGATCAGTCAAGTGTAAAGGTTCGCAAAACTCAAATTATTAAAGTAAAGCAAGATCAATGGAATCTAGATAAGTTTGACGGAACTGGTCCATCAGGACACGTATTTGATGCTTCAAAGATGCAGATGACATACATTGACTATTCATGGTACGGAGCAGGAACAATTAGATATGGATTTAGAGGCCAAGGTGGAAAGATTACTTGGTGTCATGAAATTTCTAATAACAATAATAATCTTGCTGCATATCAAAGATCAGGTAACTTGCCAGCTAGATATGAAGCAATCAACGAACCAACAAAGTTTTCAAAACTAGTTGCAGGAGGAACGGCAGTAAGAGGATCTAATCTTCTTCCGCAAGATACAGTAATGTATGTTGATAACGTAGACTACTGGCCAGCAAACGGATTCCTTAGAATTCAAGATGAAAATTATGTAGAAATTGCAAGATTTACATCAATTGGTGCATATAACCAAACAGCAAAGGGTTATGCTATGAATCTTATTCGTAGACAGCCTTATGTGACATATTATGCAGGATCAGCGTACAGCCTTAACGGAACATATGTAGCGGCAACATTTAGACCAGATGCAACAATTCCTGGAGGTTCAGGATCTGCTCAAGTATCAATTCAAGTTATTTCTCAAGAGTGTGCTCCTGTTATGAGCCACTGGGGATCTTCAGTAATTATGGACGGTGGTTTTGATGATGATGCTTCATTTATCTTTACAGCTGGTATGCAGCGTTACTTGCAGGTCGGTGGTTCTGGATCTGTTTCAGCAACAATTGTATCTAGAGTAAGAACATCAGGAGTTGCAACAATTACAACTTCAGCACCTCACTCATTGCTTGCAGGATATAATGCAGTAGTTTCAGGTGTAAACGATGTTTCTGTGATTACATACAAGCAATTAACTAATAACCAAGCAAGCCTTACAACATCTGTTGCTCACAAACACAGAGTTGGCCAGACGGTGGTAGTCTCTGGAGTTGACAATGTGTTCAATGGTACATGGACAATTACTGGAGTTACATCTACAACTTTCTTATTTACTAGATCTTCTGCTAATATACCATTCCAATCAGTTTCAGCATTTACTTCGCCTTCCGCTGTAACATCAAGTTATTACAATGGAACGTTTTTGATAAGCAACGTTACTTCAAATACAATTTCATATGCTGTTGCTCAAGCAGATGAAGCCTCATCCGCAGTTAATCCAAACGGAGCTGTAACTCAGGTATTTGGAGCAACACAGCAAGCACGTCCTTTGATTTCGCTTAGAGTTGCGCCATCTGCTGACAACGGTACTGGACGTAACTTTGGACTTCGTGAACTGTCAAATAATATGCAGCTAAAGCTTTATAGCATAAACATTTTAGCGCAAGGTCAGTTCCTTGTAGAAGGAATTCTAAATGCACAATCTCTAAACGGTGTAGCAATTCCAAATGCTTGGGCAAATGATCGAGTTGGTTCAGGATCTTTAGCACAAATTATTTATCATGATGGCACTGGAGCTCCTGGGTCACCAGTACTTTCACCTACAAATACAGTTTCTGGTGGAGACCGTATTTTTGCTTTCTACACAGATAACGGTGGAGGTACAAACTACTCTGTTACCCGTATTGATCTTTCAAAGGCAAGAGACCTAGGAAATTCTATTCTAAATGGAGATGGAAGCACGGCTACGCCAGGTTTCCCAAATGCTCCAGACATCCTTACAATCGTTGCTACAAATCTTGGTTCTTCAGCAGCCAACATTTCAGCAGTGCTTGCATGGACGGAAGCGCAGGCGTAAAAAATGCCAGACTACTCATCCTTAACCACGCAAATAAGTCAGTTTAAATCAGCAGCAACTGCTTTAATGACTAATGCTAATGATCCTTTAAATGCAAATGAATTGCAACTTGTAGGAGCAGCGTTAAATCAAATGGGTAACACTTTAGGTGTTGCAGATATAAATAATGCTACTAACGACGCCCTAGCAACAATTGGAGCGGCAGGAACAGCGGCAATTACTTCATTTAATAACAGCGTCAATGGAGAAAGATTAACTTTTGCAGAAGATGACATTGCAGATTTGCAAGGAAGAACAATAAATATTGAGGGATTTGTTAATACAAACGCAGCTCAATATACAACTCTTCAATCTACAGTATCAGCACTTCAAACATCTTTGTCTACAGTACCATCAAGTTGGAAAATAGTTACAACAGCATATACAGCTACTAACAATGACAGACTGCTTGTTCAAGCACCAGGGTCGGGATTAATTATAACATTGCCTCAAAGTCCTACTACAGGATTTACGGTTGAATTTGTAGACGCTTTAGGAACTGCAGCTACAACTAATTTTACAATTGCAAGAAATTCACAACCAATACAGGGAGTTGCACAAAATCTTGTGTTTAACGTAAGCGGTGCTTATATTAGACTTATTTATGTAGATGCAACAAGAGGGTGGATAAGAGTATAATGGCAAACTTAAGCGAAGTTTTAGCAGAAACAGCTGTAAAAACAAATCTTGATCTTCAAACCTATCGGACTGGAAGAAGAGATCTTGGGACCGTAAGCGGTGCAGTTAATCTTGATTTATCTCTTTCAAATGACTTTACTGCAACAGTAAATGCAAATACTACATTTACAATTACAAACTGCCCAACCACTGGAGTTGTAGGCTTTTCATTACAGCTAGTTGGCGGCGGAGCATATACAATAACATTTGCAAATGGAAAATACCCATCCGCAACAGCACCAGCTTTAACATCAGGTGGAATTGATGTTATAACATTTATTACTTATGATAATGGCACAAACTGGCGTGGAACTCTAGCAATGAAGGATTCAAGATAATGTACGCACAAGTTATAGACGAAGAAATTACAAGAGTTATTGATGAGCAATCTTTAAGAGAGATGTACTCATCTACACATTTCCCAGCAGTAATAACTCAAGCAGCACTAGAAGGATTTGATAATTGGTATGTTGTAGTAGACTCTACAGATTTGCCAGAGTTTGACAAGGCTTCTAAGAAATTAGAGTTTGCTAGATATTTTAACGGGACATCAGTTGTCGGTCAATACTCAGTTATTGATCTTTCAAATGCAGAAAAAGCTGCAGCAAAAGAGTCAAGAAAAAGCGAAGTTAGATACCATAGAGACAATACTCTAAATGCAACAGACTATCTTATGACATCAGACCTATTCAATTCATTTTCATCAACAGATCAAGAAAAGATAGTTGAATACAGACAGGCTCTAAGAGACTTAACAAGCCAAGCAGATCCATTTAATATTACCTGGCCATCACTCGATATTGAATCGGTTACCCTAAAATATAAAGTAGAGATCTAATGCCATTTCCGCCAGCCAGATACTCGACAGCAACGGGAGTAAAATCTTTTTTTCTAAGACAAGTTATCACAAAAGGCTACGTGCTTGCGGGATATAGAAACAGCCAGCCATGGACAAGCGTTAATGAAGTTACGCACTCAACTGACACAACTATTGATATGGGTGGACCATTAAATAATGCTACATCGTACCCAGGTGGAATGTGTGACGATACATACGCTTATGTTCTTAAAGCAGACGGCGGAGTAGGTGGATCTAGCTCTAACACAAATAGATATAGTATGAGAACTAACACGTCTATTCAATTTGGTCAAGCACCATACGCTGTTGCAAATGCGGGAACCCTTATGCATCAAGAACAACTTTATGCATATGGTAAACCAGCAAACGGGTCAGCAGCAATTATGAAATTTAATTTTACAACAGGAGCCTGGATGAGCTCATTGGGCGCAGCTTACGGAAACAATAGCCAAACAATGTCAGCTTTTTATCATGAAAAATATGGTTACCACTACGGAGACGATAACGGAGTTAGACTTACTTTTGCAACAGAAACTCAAGCCAACTCTCCAATGAACGGTGTGCACGGACAGCAAAAAGCAATTTCTTCAAAGCTAGCGTATGTGTACGCAGGCAACGAAGGTAACTACGCTGGTGGATATAATCTAAGAAGATTTAATGTTGTTACAGAAACAAACGTAGGAAACGTATCAAAGCCCATTGGAAACTGTGGAGAAGAAGATTTTGATATGGGACAGAATTGGCAGTACATGCTCGGAAACTATAATGGAGAGCAAAACAACAGATCTTGGAGATTTAACTATGCAACAGACTCTGGCTATGAAGGCGGAGGAGGAATGCAATCTAAGGGAGTTCCAGGCAGAAGTTCTGCCCAATCGGCATACCGTTCATAACAGATAGGAAATAAAATGAGATACATAAACGATATAACATCGGATGTTTCTAACTACACAAAATCACAAAAAGACATTCTTCTTTATGCTACCAATAGACACTGGGGCACACCAACGTTTAAAATAGATAATTTTGTCGGTGGATCGCAGTTTACACCTTTTGGTAAATTAAGACAGCTTCTTCTAGAGCTTGGGGCAAGAGAAACCATGATCGTAGAACAAGAGCTAAAAATAGAAAGAGTTAAACTAGAAATTGAACTAGAAAAAGAAAAGATTAGCTTTAGCACTTCTCCTATTGAGATAAAAATTCATGAGCTTAATATTAAAGAAAAAGAAAGAACTCTGCTAAATCTAAAAAATGGAGTTAGTTTGGTATACGAAGAGCGAGATAAGTATATGATGCTAATTGATAAGTTTAATGATTCCGAAGAAGGAAAACTTCCAGATGGCCGACAAATTATGGACATCATTGGTAATTACGAAGAAGAAGAAAGACTTGAAGCAGAGCTTTGGGGTATTAGACTTGGAGCCCAAGCAGCCTATGACCTAATGTTTTACGGAAGAGTAAATGGCGGAAACATGGAAGCAATTGATCAGCTACCAAAAGAGGTTAGAGAGATAGCTCTTGAAACTGCAGTAGTTAAAGCAATTGAAACTAACAAGCATTTAGATGCCCTTCAAATAGAAACTAGAAAAAGACTAGAACTGGCTGATTCAGAAGACGGACTTTGGGAAGAAATTGAATGATATATTTTTTATTTAATCCAGAAGATAATGCCCCTTATATAAAAGAAGTAGGAGTGTGGGGGAATGTCTGTGTTGGTGCAATAGATGAAGTGTTGTTATCTTATATAAAGCTTCCGTCTTTAGCTGTAATATCAGAAGATGTTGCACATGCATGGAAGTTTGCTGGTAAATATAAAGGAGAGATTAGTGTTAGAGAAAATACTAATTCTTATGATCAATTAGATACATCCTTGCTAGAGCCACATAAAGATAAGTTTAAGTATACTTTATCAGAAAAAGATAAAGAGAATGCTTGCCTTTTCCATAAAGCAGTAATGTACTTCCTGTTAGACAAACACTATTACAATAAACTTTTAATTTCAAAATTTACCCCTGAAGAACTAAGAGGTCTAGACTGGAAATCCAAAGATCAATTAGTAAGCAATAAAAATAAAATAATTGAAGAGATAAAGTCTTGCCAAGATTGGCAGGAAACTGGTATACTGATATCTAATAGATTCGGAATTGCCCACATTCCTGAAGTACAAGCCAAAATAGATTTGTAGGAAGATGTTTAGTGTACCGCTAAATCCCAAGCTTAACGAAAATCAGCTAAATGATTTCATTTCTTTTTTAAAGGAATATAAAGCATTTATCTACGATTTTTATTTTACTTGCAGGGTAGCTCCATTTAATCAGGATGCTATGGGTGATATATTTCAAGGTGGCAAAGAAGATCACGACTATCTAATTGATCTTGCATTACATATTCAGCAAGAGACAGGTGTGCTTGCTTCCGCCGTATTTAACAATACAGAAGTTAGACCAGATCAACAAAACCTAGATCTATTTATTAAAAACTTTTTGCCAGTATATGAAATGGGAATTAGATCTGCCACTATACCTCACACCCACTGGATGGCCACAGGACAAATCAAAAAAGCATTCCCAGAACTATTTGTGAAGAATACTATTCTTAGGAATGTTTCAGAGCCAAGGGATATTGAGCATCTAGCAAAAGCTGGATTTGATTACATTAACCTTGACCGTGATTTAATGCGTGATCATGAAAAGCTAAAGCGTTTTAAAAAAGCAAAGACCCAGTTTGGGGTAAAGCTATCCTTGCTAGCCAACGAAGGATGCTATGGCGGCTGTATAATGATGGACGAGCACTATCAATTTAACAATACACGCACAGACGGACCTCAGTATTTTAATGACCCTATAAGCAGGGTTTCCTGCCCAAAATGGGATCACGAAGACTTTGCTGTATCTTTAAAAACAGCTAATTTCCCGCCTTGGAGAGAAGACTGGCAAGAGTTTATTGATGACTTAGGCATTGATGTTATTAAGATGCATGGAAGAGAATCGCATGTCCGTTTAAAAGAAACTATGAACATCATCAAAAGATATGCAAATAATGAAGAAATTCTATTTGATAGCTTTAATGATTTTATTGAAGAGACAAATATGGTTGACAAGCCGATTACCATTTGGCGCAACAAGATAAAGAATTGCAAATTTGATTGTTGGGATTGCGGATATTGTGACAAAATAATGGCTGCTAAATATGGAAAGCATATAAATCCAAAGGTTGCACTAGTAGCAAAAGAATTAGTCGATTCTGTAAACAATACTGTTCAAATAGATATACCTGGGCTTACCTCTACTAGAGTTCAATCATTAATTAATAATCTGGCCAAGTCTTCTTCTAAGTACCTTGAAATTGGTTCTTATCAAGGCGCTACAGCCGCTGCGGCACTAAGTGGCAACAACCTGCATGCATATTTTGTAGACACCTGGCAGGAAGCCCCACAAGCCGTAAGAGAGGGCTGGGAGACACCAAGCACCAACTCGCTAGAAGAATTTAAAAAGAACATAGATCCGTATAAAGGAAATAACAAAGTATTCATATCTAACTCAGATATGTTTAAGGTTAACGTTAAAAATATCTCAGATATTGATTTGTTCTTCTATGACGGACCGCATGATTTTGAATCTACAAGAAATGCTGTAAAGTATTACTCATCAGTATTTGCTAATCAGTCTATTTTAATATTTGATGATGCAAATTGGACGGAAGTAGTCCAGGGTGCCCATAAAGGAATACTTGAATCAGGATTAAAAATATTGTATAGTAAGAAAGTGTTAAATGCACTTGAATCAGACACCGAGTGGTGGAATGGATTATATATAGTAGTTGTGGAAAAATAATGGAAATAACAAGATATTTAATTACAGATAATCAACATTACTTGCTTTTACTGGCAATAGTAATGTCCCTATCCTTTTGGGCAAAAAAGACACAGGTATTCTTGCCTGTATACAAGTTTATAGCAAGTAAGGTAAAGTCAAAAAGATCAGTAGTTGCACTAATCTCTTTAATATCAGGAGTGCTTCCAATTAATGGACGAGCATCAGTTTCTGCAGGAGCTCTAGATACAATTGCTCCAAACAATGAAAAAAGAAAAGTATTTGGCATTATTGATTATCTTTCAACTCACCACTATTACTTTTGGTCTCCATTAGAGGCAACGGTTCTTGTGCCTATGGCTGCCCTAAGCATTTCTTACTGGGAGTTTATGGGAAGAATTTGGCCTCTTCTTGCTACAGCTTTAATTGTAATTTTTTATTATATATTTAAGATTGTAAAAGAAGACGAGGTGGAGATTAATATATCTAAATCCATAACCCCGTCAACCTGGAAAGAAGACAGAAAGCAAATCAAGTCTTATGCAACAACCTTGCTGTTTGTTGGACTAGTTATAATCCTTAGCAATATTGTAAAGGCAAACTTTGATCAGATCAATGCTTGGGTAAATGGAGCACACGATAACGGGCTATTAATTCTAGTTGCAGTTGCAGGATTTCTTGCAAGCTTTGCTCTGGGTTCAAGCGGGAAGTTCGCTGGATTTACTTCTCTGTCTGCTACAGTTTACGGCATAGATTATTTGCCACTATTCTTTGCAATAGATTATGCAGGCTACATGCTGGCCCCAACTCACAAATGCCTTGTCATCACCAAGTCATATTTTGACACTCCGCTAAAGAAGCACTACAAGGCAATTTTTGCCTTGGTCCTGCCAATTGTTCTTGTGGGAATACTGACCTATTTAACCATAGAAAAGTAGTTATCCTGCTGGCTTCTTAAATGCCTGTGGGGTATAATGGGTTAAGCAAAGGCAGTATAACTGTCTTTGACGATAAAGATTTATGATATACTTTTAGGTATAGGAGATACAAAATGCCAGATTATGCAAGTTTAACGTCCCAAGTAGAGTTATTTAAAACTAAGGTAGCCGCCCTAAGCGGTTCTTCGCTTGGAGCACAAGAATTGGTTTACCTAGCTAAAGCAATTGAATCAATGGGAAATCTTTTGGGAGTCAACGACGTATTGGCAGCTACAAACACCAAGCTCAACGACATCTCAACTGCTGTAACTGGCGCCGTAACAACAGTGTCATCCGCAGGAAGTACACAAGTAGCAGCAGTCGCTGCAGCAGGAGCAACACAGGTAGCAGCTGTTGCAAATGAATTAAACAACTTTACAATCTATCAGAATATGGGAGTAATATAAAATGCCAACAACAGTTAGCTTACCAGCACGTTTTTATGCAGGAACACTTACAAGTGCCGAAGTAGGAGTTTGGACAGTTCCAGCAGCAGAGACAGACGTAATCACATCGATTACAGTACAAAATATCACACTTGCTGCTCAAACATTTGATGTTAAAATGGCAGGAACATTCTTGGCTTACCAGCTAAGTCTTCCACCACAAACATTCATGACCTTGGATATCAAGCAGGTTCTTAATACCGCTGAAAGTATCCTAGTTAAAGCCTCAAATAGCAACGCAGTGACGATGTTTATTTCAGGCGTAAAAATAACATCATCATAATTTAAAGGAGTAAAAAATGTCACAAGTTTCCAACACTACAAGCTCAATTTATTTGCCAGGACTAACTACAACAATTAATGCTGCCGTAACACAGGGACTACAAACTGGTATTACAGCACAAGCAATTGCTGCTGGTGGAGTTAGCTCAATGTTTATGCCTCTTGAAGAAAGAATATATTCATCGGGTAACTGGACACGTCCAGCAAACACTGGACCAGTAATTAAAATGGTTCTTGTCGGTGGCGGAGGCTCAGGCGGATGTGGAGTAAGTTGGTCACACTCTGGCTCAGGTGGCGGAGGAGCAGGACAGCTTGTTGAAAGATGGCTAGACGTTTCTTCAATTCCAATTGGTGGAACTATTCCAGTTACTATCGGTGCAGGCGGTCCAGCTGTAGGAGGAAACTCAAACGGAAATAACGGATCAAACTCTTCATTTGGTACAAACGGACAACCGTTTTATTTAATTGCATACGGTGGCGGTGGTGGTGGTTATCCAGAAAGCAACGGAAATAATGGAAACTCTGGAAGCATGGGAGCAGGCTACGGAAATCAAAACGGCGGAGGATCAGGCGGAGGCGGAGGATCTAACTACGGACAATCTTACGGTGCAGGCGGCGGAGGCGGCGGAGCACTAAACGCAGGGGTAAACGCAAGATGCACAACAGTTCAAAATGGAGTTGGTTCATCTGCTCGCCAAGGAGGATTTGGTTGGGGACCTGGAGCATCAGGTGGTGGAACTGGAGCATCTCATAACTGGACTTCATGGATTGGTACTGGCGGTGGCGGAGGAGACGGTATGTATGGAATTGCAGGCGGTGGCGGAGGCGGAGGATCAGCAGGCGGCGGAGGATCTTGTGGCGGTGGCGCAGGTGGTTCCCAAACAACAGACAACTCAGGTGGAACAGGCATGGACGGAACAGGTTCAGGCGGCGGAGGAAATAACCACTCAGGTGGAAATGGTCAAAGAGGAGGTTCTGGCGTAGCTATTATTACATACTACGTTAAGGCATAATTATGAGAGATTACGTATTTATTAATGAAGATGGAACAGTATACAACATACTAAATCTAATCGGACCTGAAGCAATTGAAGCAAATGAAGACCTAAAAGATCTTTTGCACTTCGATTACACAGACTGGGCTTACGAAGATAAGCCAGGCCCTCAATGGACATACAACAAAGAAACAGAAGCGTGGAATAAGAATGAACCATTTACCTCAGAAATTGTTGTACAACATCTTGTGCCTTTAACTGAACCAGTAGAAGCTACTCCAATTGTAGAGCCAGAGTCTATTATGACAGCAGGGGGTCAAGAATAATGTCAAGAGTATGGGCACTATTAGTAGATAACGTTATAGGCAATGTAATTATTGCAGAAGAAGATTTTATTGAATCTCATCCAGATTTCTCTAGATTAGATCGGATAGACATTACAGATTATAACCCACAACCAGCAATTATGTGGACACTAGAAGATAATAAATTTAAAGCACCAGAATCAGTAAGACCAAAACCAGAGCATATAGTAAAAGAAAGTGTTCTTGAAATCGAGGTAAAATCATAATGGCAACATACGGAACTATTAATCAAATTTATGTACCAGGACTTGATGCTCAAATTTTAGCATCAACAACAACCCTTTCAACATCTATTGCAATCCCATTGATTGCAGCAAATCTTTCAGGATTTTATAATGCTTACGAAACAACAATTCTAAGCGGAGGCTCATGGACACGTCCAGCAAACAGCGCACCACAAGTTGAAGTAATTCTTGTCGGTGGCGGTGGAGGCGGCGGATGTGATTGCGGATCAACAAATCACGGTGGTGGAGGAGCAGGACAACTTCTAAAAAGAACTCTTGATATTTCTTCAGTTGCAATAGGAACAGGAATTTCTATTGGTATTGCAAGCGGCGGAACATGCAATGCACAAGGTGGAAACTCAACATTTGGAACTTCAGGACAGCCATTCTACATGGTTGCATACGGTGGAGGTTCAACACAAGGTAATGGTCAGTCAGGTTCAAATGGCCCAGGCGCTAACAACAGAACAGGAGTCGGCTCAGGCGGTGGCGGACAAGGTGCGTGGCAAAATTCATGGGGCGGCGGAGGCGGCGGTGGTGGAGCAGGTGGAGCAGGAGATCAAGCTAACGTACAGTTCCCAAACTCAGGAGGATACGCAGGTTACTTTGGTGGAAGCAGATCGCCATCAGAAGGATCATCAGGTGGCGGGCCAGGAGCAGCTAACTCAAACGATTCAGCATATAGATCACAAGGTGGTCGTGGAGGCTCAGGTCTGTACGGATTAGCTGGAGGCGGCGGAGGTTGTGGAAGAGGCTCAGGTGGAGGGGGATCAGCAGGTGGAGGCTCAGGACAAGGAGACCACTCTGGATCACCAAGACATAGTGCTCAACCAAACTCAGGTAGCGGCGGAGGCGGCGGAGCTGCAAACACGGGCGGTTCAGGAATATGCAAGATTACCTATTGGGTAAAAGCTTAATAATTAAAGAAATAAAAGGAGAATAAAATGCCAGTATCAATGAGCCCACAAGCTGTTACACCATCTTTGTGGACATACACATACCTTCAAGCCCCAATTAATGGCCAAGGTTTTACATACTTTAATATTCCAGTCGAGTTTCAAGACAAGGGAACAGTAAACGCTGGAGGAACAGTAGCATGTAACATAGCAGAAGCTGGCGTATTTAAAGTAATCGCAAACGGAAACTTAACAGTTTCATTTAATAATTACCCAACAACAGCCAAAGGTGCTTTCTGGCAGCTAGAAATTAAAGCAGGCGGATCTTATACAATTACTTGGCCAGGAAACATTAAGTGGGACGGTGGCGGAGCAGCAAACATTGCACCACTACTATCAACAAATACAACACTATTAAATTTCTACACTAGAGACGGTGGAACAACTGTTTTTGGTGGTTATGCATTTGCTGACCTATTCGTTTAAAAAATAAAAGGGGATTACATGTACGCAGTAGTTGAGAACAATCAAATTAAGAGTATTGGTGATATAACCATACTTTTCCCAAACACATCGTTTCCTTCAACCGAAGAGTACGGTGATTTCCTAACAAAAAACAATTTACATCCAGTAATAACTGATTTAGAATATAATTCTAATACAGAAAAACTAGTTCCATGCGAAGCATATCTTAAGTCTGGAAAAGTTTATAATGTAAAAGTAGAGTCAATCTCGACAGAAGATCAAAAAGATATACTGCTAGCCCATATTGACTTTGAACTAATTTCTACAGAAGGACTTGAGACTAAATCAGATTTGTCTGCAAAAGACAAAGAGTCCTGGGTAAAGTATAGAGAAAAGCTTAACCTATTAAAAGAATATTCAAATATATCAGAGATTACCTGGCCAGAAAAGCCTGTAGTCTATGGTGGAACAGAGGGAAATTAATTGTTACCTAATCAGCGTTCAAACTTTCGTAGAGCTAGATTTACAACAGTAGGTCTACGGCTACACCTAGACGCAGCATTGCCTGGTACAGTAATTAGAGACGGATCTAATTTTGTTTCAGCATGGAACGACAAATCTGGTGCACAACGTCACATGGTTCAAGCAACACAAGCAAATAAACCTTTGTTTCAAGCAACGGGTTTAGGTGGATTAGGTGCTCTTCAGTTTGACGGTTCAGATGATTTTATGACATTCTCAGATCAGACCCTAGCATATATTGCTGGAAGATCTTTTACAATTTTTTATGTTGCTTCTAAGCCAGCAAACAACAATACGTATGTCATTGGCGGAACAAATACTGGAACAAGAACAAATCTTTTTGCTGGAAACCTAACTGCAAATACCCACAGAGTTGGTTTTTATAACGACGAGCAAGGATCTATTGTTACAGCAGCACCTTCTGGCACAACAGAAATTTACACAATTGTTTACGATTCATCAAATAACCAAAGAACCGTTAGAAGAAATAGAGTTGAAGTTTCTCGTGCAGTAGCTGGAGGATCTTTAGCCTCAATGACAGGACAGTCATTAGGCAGATATATTTCATCTTATGGAAACTTTAAAATTGGAGAATTTTTAATTTACGATAGAGCTTTACAGTTTGCAGAACAAGAAACTGTTGAAAAAGATCTAATATCTAAGTGGTCTATAGTCTAAGGGGGATTTAAAGTATGTCATACGCTCCTATTAGATTTGCAGGGCCCTCACTAGTTCCAGCATCTCCAACCAAAATATACACGGCTGTATCAACTATAATTATTAAAGAGTTTACTGTAACAAACTTTAGTGGCTCAACTTTGCCTTTTAGCATTTTCTTATTAGGGGAAAATGGCGATCAGGTTATTAATCTTTATAACATTAACAGATCAAGCCTAGACCCATACACTCTTTATGGAAATGTAAATGTTGAAAACAACACAACATTAAAGCTTGAGCACTCATTAATTTTAAATGCTGGAGAATCAATTGCAGCAGTTACAACAACGCCAAACTGTTTTTCATTAACTATATCTGGTGTTGATCTTTCTGGAACTCTTTCAGGAGGCGGATCAGGTGGAGGAACAACTGGAGCATCTGGAGCAGGATACTCTGACGTAGTTTCTATAACAACTAACTCAGTAACTACTGGAGCAAAAGTATTTTATGTAAATAATAGCGGTGCATATGTAGCGGGACAGCGTGTACGTGTGATTAATCCACTTGCGCTTACAACATATGTTGAAGGAATTATTACACAGGTTGTAAAAAATGTAAGCATAACAGTAGCCGTATCCGCAACCAATGGAACAGGAACATACTCTGAGTGGGTATTTGCTGTTGCTGGAAACCCAGGAACTAATGGAACCGTTGGAGTTAATGGAGCAGCAGGGCCAACAGGGCCAACAGGTGCCACAGGCGCCACAGGAGTAGGCGTAACAGGCGCAACTGGAACTGGACTAAGACTTGAAAGCGTTGTTGCTAATGTTGTAAATCTGCCAGCAGTTGCCCCACTTGGATCAGCATACATTGTTTCTGCAACACAAGAAATTTATATTTATAATGGAGTGGCATGGCAAAATGGTGGAACTTATAAAGGACCTACAGGTTCAACGGGCGCAACTGGTCCAACTGGCTCTACAGGATTAACAGGACCGACTGGCGCCGCTGGAAGATCTATTAATATTAAAGGAACAAAAGCAAATGTTGCTGCTTTACCTTCAACAGGAAATATTAGCGGAGACTCTTGGATTGTATTAACCGATTTACATTTGTATGTCTGGGACGGAGCTGTGTGGCTTGATGCTGGACAATTCCAAGGACCAACTGGTGCAACAGGCCCAGCTACAATTGCAGTTGGCACGGTCTCTTCAACAGGTCCTACTGGAATAACATCTGTTACAAATACTGGAACAGGTACTGCTGGAGTTTTTGATTTTGTTTTACAGCAAGGCCCAGTTGGAGTTACAGGTCCTACTGGTAATGCCGCAACATTAGCTATAGGAACCACAACTTCTACAGGACCGACGGGGAATCCTTCTGTTACAAATGTTGGAACACCAACTGCAGCTTTGCTTGATTTTGTATTAAAACAAGGAATTACAGGGCCAACAGGTCCTGCGGGGCCAACGACAATATCTTTAGGAACGGTTGCTGCAACAGGACCAACTGGGTTTCCATCGATTACAAATTCGGGGACATCTACAGATTTAGTTTTAAACTTTACACTTCAGCAAGGGCCAGTAGGCGTAACAGGAGCAACGGGTCCAACAGGCGCAGCTAGCACAGTAGCGGGACCAACTGGTCCAACAGGAGTAGGAGTCACTGGCCCAACAGGTACTGCTGGAGCTGACGGAAGCTCAGTTAGAATTTTAGGATCTTATGCAACAGAAGCAGCACTTATTGCAGCACGTCCTTCAGGCTCACTAGGAGACGGGTACTTAGTTGTCGGAGAGCTTTATGTATGGACAGGCAGCGCTTGGACAAACGTTGGAAGCATTAAGGGCCCAACTGGCTCAACTGGCTCAACAGGACCGACAGGTGTATCTGGAGCCACAGGCGCAACAGGATCAACTGGCGCAACAGGCGCAAATGGATCAAGCATTCAAGGAGCAACAGGACCGACAGGTGTAGCTGGACCAACAGGTCCTACAGGAGCCACGGGAGCAACAGGATTAGGCATAACAGGTGCAACAGGACCAGCAGGAGCAACAGGACCTTCAGGAGGTCCAACAGGTCCTACAGGAGCGACGGGAATAAGCATTACTGCTAACTATGTTATTACAAGTCCAGCTGGCGGCAGCTACAGCGTAAATGGAACTACTGGAAATCCAGGATTAACTTTACTAAGAGGAAGCACGTATGTGTTTACAGTGTTTGCTGCAGGACACCCATTTTGGTTGCAAACAACATCGGGAGCCTACAACTCTGCAAATACATACGGCACTGGTGTAACAAATGGCGGAGAAGATGTGGGCGGTATTACGTTTACTGTTCCAGCTCTTGCACCAGATAATTTATATTACATTTGCCAATTTCATCCAAGCATGAACGGAATCATTAACATAATCGGTTAATGTTTATAACCAAAGCAGGGAAATAAATGAAAATAGCAGTATATACAATTGCTTTAAATGAAGAGCAGTTTGTTAAGCGTTGGTATGAATCTGCAAAAGATGCTGACTATTTGTTAATTGCCGATACAGGCTCTACAGATAAAACAATAGAAATAGCCGAATCCCTTGGAATAAATGTATTTAAAATATCAATTAACCCATGGAGATTTGATGATGCTCGTAATGCATCGCTTGCTTTAATTCCCGACGATATTGATTACTGCATATCTTTAGATATGGACGAAGTACTTTCTGAAGGCTGGAGAAAAGAAATGGAGTCCTTAGAAGGCTCTAATGTAACTAGACCAATACATACACTTGTTACTCATATATCTGAGATTGGACAAGAGGGAACAGAGTTTGACGCATTAAGAATGCATGCAAGACACGGACATAGATGGAAGTTTCCAATTCATGAGTCTGTTTCATTTTACGGCATAGAAGAATTAAGAAAAAAGATTGATGTAAAAATATATCACCTACCAGATAATGACAAGTCTAGAGGACAATACCTTGCTCTTCTAGAAATGGCAGCAAAAGAAGATCCGCTAAGCGATAGATGTGCACATTACTATGCTCGTGAATTATTTTATTACGGTAGATACGAAGAGTCGGCAGCAGAATTTAAAAGACACCTATCTTTAGATTCCGCTTTCTGGAAGCCAGAGAGATGTGAGTCAATGAGGTATATTGCTAAATGCGAACCTCAAGCTAAAGAGTATTGGCTAAGAGCGGCAATTGCAGAATGCCCAGAAAGAAGAGAACCTTTTGTAGACCTAGCTCAATATTTTTATGAAGAAAAAGATTGGCACAAAGTAAAAGAATATTCAGAGCTTGCTTTAAACATAAAAGAAAAGTACTTAGGGTATTTTTGTGAGTCAGAGGTATGGGGATGGAAACCTCATGATCTACTAGCCCTTGCAAACTACAATCTAGGAGACTTTAAAGAGGCTTCAAAGCATGGAGAGATAGCTGTTTCTTTATGTGAAGACCAAAGACTACACGACAATCTTGCTTATTATCACGATGCTCAGAATCTTAAAAGTGGTATAATTTAAAAATGCCTAGTAATTTAACTCCTAAAGAATTCAGATATCCAACACTGGATATGTCTCCTGACATTCCTAGAGACTTAGGTTACCTAGCACAAGACATAGATGATTATTTAACAGCAAACCCAGGAGCTACAGGACCTACTGGTCCTACAGGACCAACAGGTGCTACAGGGTCAACTGGCGCTAACAGTACAGTCGCTGGTCCAACAGGAGCTACAGGCGCAACAGGTCCTACTGGATCTACAGGTGCTAACAGCACAGTTGCAGGTCCTACAGGACCAACAGGTGCTACAGGATCAACTGGCGCTAACAGTACAGTCGCTGGTCCAACAGGACCAACAGGCGCTACAGGCTTAACAGGTCCAACAGGTGCAACTGGAGCTACAGGTGCCACAGGTCAAGCTGGAACTGGAATTGATATTCTAGGAACTTTTTCTTCTTTAGCTTTATTGCAATCAACTCATCCAACAGGAAATCCTGGAGACGGTTACATGGTGCAAGGCAATTTGCATGTATGGGATAATGTAAATAGCGAATGGGATAATGCAGGACCAATTTCAGGGCCAACGGGTTCAACAGGACCAACAGGTGCAACAGGTGCAACAGGATCAACAGGTGCAAACAGCACAGTAGCAGGTCCAACAGGACCAACAGGTGCAACAGGTGCAACAGGATCAACAGGTGCAAACAGCACAGTAGCAGGTCCAACAGGACCGACAGGTGCAACTGGTTCAACTGGCGGAACTGGTGTAACAGGTTCTCAAGCAACTTTCTCTTTAACTTCTTCAACTCCACCACTTAATCCAGTATCTGGACAAGCTTGGTTTAATACTGATAACGGAAAAAGTTATACATACTACGATTTATTTTGGGTAGAAACTGGATCTTCTTTATCTGGCCCTACAGGTGCAACAGGCTCAACTGGAGTAACAGGCCCAACAGGCGCTACAGGAACTCAAGGAGTTGCCGTAAACTTAAAGCCTTCAGTAGCAACAGTACCTTCTTTGCCATCTACAGGCAACACTTTAAATGATGGAAGAATTGTTGAACTAGACGGAGATCTTTATATTTGGGATGGATCTTCATGGAGTTCAGTTGGACAAATAGTAGGACCAACAGGCGCCACAGGCGCAACAGGTTCTACAGGTTCTACGGGCCCTACTGGATCAACAGGGGCAACTGGGCCTACTGGTGCTGACAGCACAGTCGCAGGCCCTACTGGCGCTACAGGCGCTAACAGCACAGTTGCAGGCCCAACAGGGGCAACAGGCGCCACAGGCGCAACGGGTGCTAACAGCACAGTAGCAGGCCCAACAGGGGCAACAGGCGCCACAGGCGCTACAGGCGCTAACAGCACAGTTGCAGGCCCAACAGGGGCAACAGGCGCAACAGGAGCAACTGGTGCAACTGGATTGCCAGGAGCTTCAGGTGGAAAGATAGTTCAGGTTGTTACTGCTACAACAACAAATACAACATCAGCAACAGGCGGGGCAGGGTGGGTAGACGTATCTGGACTTTCTGTAACTATTACTCCAACACTTGCAACAAGTAAAATTCTTATAATGTCTTCATTTGGAACATTTTCAAGTAGCGGTGGAACACAGCCATATTTAACTGGATGGGTTAAGCTAGTAAGAGGAACAACCGATATTACAAATGCTTTTACTGGAGCATATTTTCCAAATGGAAGCTCGGTAAACACAGCTGATTATGATGTATATTCAACTCAGTATATTGACTCTCCAGCAACTACAAGCGCAACAACATATAAGTTTCAAATAAATAATATTTTTAGTGCACCAAACTACGGAGCAAATCCATCAGGCTCATCAGTTCAAATTATAGCAATGGAGATACTTGCATGAAAAATTTTAACGCAATTCGTTACCTATATCCTAATGCAGAATTCAGTATGATCAACGATGACATTTCTATGATTACATGGGTGGGAGAAGAATTTCCAACACCAACTGCAAAGCAGTTAAGCGATGCAATCAAAACATTAGAAGATAAAGAAGCACAAGATATTTTAGATACAGAAGCAGCAAAAAATTCAGCTCTTAGTAAGTTGCAAGCATTAGGTTTAACAGAAGCCGAAGCTAAAGCGATTGCAGGAGTATAGGAGATATCATGCCAATAGACTTTCCAAATAGCCCCTCATTAAATCAAGTATTTACAAGTAGTCAGAATACTTGGATCTGGGATGGCACAGCATGGACTCTGCAAAGACTTACTACAGGTGCTACGGGTGCAACAGGTGCAACAGGTGCAACTGGCGCAACAGGCGCTGACAGCACAATCGTTGGCCCAACAGGTTCTACGGGCTCTACAGGTGCAACAGGATCCACAGGAGCAACTGGTGCTAACAGCACAGTAGCAGGTCCAACAGGTGCCACAGGCGCTACAGGTGCAACTGGCGCAACAGGCGCTAACAGCACAGTTCCAGGACCTACAGGCGCAACAGGCGCAACAGGCGCTAACAGCACAGTAGTAGGTCCAACAGGTTCTACAGGTGCAACAGGTGCTACGGGCGCAACAGGCGCTAACAGCACAGTCCCAGGACCTACAGGTCCCACAGGGGAAACTTTTCCTTCACAAACTGGTAACTCTGGAAAATTCTTAAGTACAAATGGTACTTCAACTTTATGGAATACGGTTGCACAATATTCTTTACCAGCGCAGTCTGGAAACTCTGGAAAATTTCTAACTACAAATGGAACGGCAGAGTCATGGGCAACTGTAGCAACTACAGCATATTCAAACGGAACAAATACTGCAAACTCAAATAAAATATTCTATAACACATCTGGAACGCCACCAACTGGCACTGCAGCTGGCGATTTATATATTTTCTACTAGGATAACATATGACTATAAAAGCATATGATGGCACAAATTGGTACAATCAAAAATCATTAAAGATTTATAATGGTTCAGCTTGGACAGCCGCAAAACAAGCATGGATTTTTAATGGTGCAAACTGGGCAATAAGTTATCCAGAGTTTCCAGTAAATACTGCGGGTCCATCAATTAGTGCTTTAAGTGGAATAGCAGGAAGAATTGGTTGCGTCTATATTGCATCAGTAGGATCATGGAATTCAAATGATGCCTATAATCCAACATCTTATTCTTATCAATGGCAAAGGGCTGGATCCGATATATCTGGTGCAACAAATAACACATATACAACAGGTGCTAATGATGTAGAACAAATAATAAGTTGCAGGGTAACAGCAAATAATCTTAGAGGAAGCACACCTGCTTCAGCAACTACTGGCCTTCAAATGCTTACGCAGGTTACATCAATTAGCGTTTCGGACTATACATCAACACCTAACAAGCCAAGCTCAGTTTCAATTAGCAATACAGGCCTTTCATATTCTGGAAGCTTTACTACACTTGACAATATCTCTAGTTACTATGAAGCGCTCGGCGGAGGAACTGCAGGAACACCTTCAGTAAATTCTGGTGCAAAGACTTTTTCTGGAACAGGAACAGCAGGTAACGCAAGCGTTTCAATTAGAGGAGTTAATACAAATAAACAACTTTACATAAATTGGCCAGTTGCTGTGGGAGCTGTTTCATATGATATATATGTAAATGGTAATTATTTTACAAATGTGTCACCAGGCACCAATAATAATTACATATATACTGCGCCAGATGAAAACGCAAGAAATTTTTCAGTATACCCAAGATCAACAAACATTCAAGGGTACGGATCTTCGACATCAACACCAGTTGCAGCAACAACAAAGTACTCTGCTTATGAAACAAGTGCTACAATATCATTAGCCGAACCTAATGCAACTTCACCAACTTCAGCATCCTCTTCTGCAACTACAAGCTTACTGTCTGTAAATTGGAGCGGTGCTACAAATGCAACAAAGTATAGAGTATATTGGACGACTGCATCTTCAATTTCTTTAGACCCAGAATCAAATTACGACACAGAAGTAACGGGAACCAGTGCAAACTTTTCTGGATCATTTTCACCGTCACAGACTTACTATTTTTATATATCTGCTTCTGGCGCAAACAATGTATGGACACCATATGGAGGATATAAAACTTCAGCAACTCCACCATTACCATTGCCAGACACCCCATCTGGTCTAACAGCAACTGCTTCAGGACAAACAATAATAAATTTATCATGGAATACCTCAGCAAATGCTTCTTCTTATGAAATTTATTATTACCCAGATAGCCCATCAACTCCATCTGCAGGTAGCGCAGCAGATTTTGCTGGTATTTCTGGCAACACTTACTCTAACATTGGGCTATCTGCTGGAACCACCAGATACTACTGGGTCAGGGCACGAAATGCCACTGGTATATCAGCATGGTCAAACGCCGCTGGTTCAACCACTGCAAGCGCACCAGTAGCAACCAAGCCGACAATATCTGTATCAAACTCTTGGTCAAATCCAGGGGTTAATACATGGACTCTTAGCATGACCCACACTGGCGGCGGCGTACCAACTAGTTTTAACTGGGGAATACAGTTTTCTAACTCAAATGGAGGATCTGTACTTGCCTCAACTACTGGAAACGGAACGTGGACAGCTGGATCGGGAGGAACTCAAACAGTAACAAGAAATAGCTCTACATATACTTACGCAAGATGGGTAAGCGTAACGGCCTCAAATGCTTCAGGAACTTCAAGTCCAGCAGGAACAACGACATGGGAGTAATATGCTAAATAGAGAAGACAAGATAAGAATTTTAAATGGTAAAATTAATGAAGTATCTAATTTAATTAATTTGATTGAGCCCTACAAAGATGGAGTTTCTGAAAATAAGCCTTCTAACCAATATGTGTTAGATGGTTTAATATCTGAAAAAAATACGTACAGTCAGCTACTGGCTGAATTATAAAAAGGAGAATAAAATGGCAACATATACAAAGTTAACAAATGATGAAAAAGCAGCAATTGTTGATGCAGAAATAAGAAACCTTGAGTACCAGATGTATGCATTAGAAGTTCAGTTAATTGCAGAAAATGCAAAAACAGAACCAGATGCACAAAGATCTAGCGCTCTAAATGCACTCATTGCTGAAAAGCAAACACAAATAGCAGCACTTTAATTAAAAGAGGAGGATGGAATGTCATATAAAAACATAGTCTTAAACGACTTTCCAAACTCATTTTATTTATTAGATGAAGTAGAGTCTGGGCAAATAGCAGACTACACCGAGCTGTTGTCCCAGTTTGCTACATATCAAGATTTGAAAGATAGCGGATTGGTTTATGCACAGATAGGTGGAATCTCTGTTTACGACTACTCTGGAAGCTTAAATAATGGATCTGCTTCTTCAACATCTTTAAGGCAGATAATGCCTTTGGTGGCGGGAGGAATAAGAGGAACAGAAATGTTACCGCTTACGGAAATTACCTATAGCCCAAAAGGGATAGCAAACAAAAACTATAAAGACAATACTTTTTCAATAGAAGCCTGGGCCGTGCTTCCAGCCTATAATACTACTGCCACAATAGTAGGAGATTCAATTACAAACACTGGGATATTCTATGAAAATGGAAATATTATATTTAAAGTTGGCACTAATAAAGCAGAGCATACAGTATCTAATTCCGAAGCAATTCATATAGTAGGCATATTTCAGAGCAGCCTTTTGTCCCTGTATGTAAATGGCTTACTGGTAGATACTGCGTCCATGGACAACTATAAATTTTCTAATGACATTGAAACATTTAAGAGTGGTCCTTCTACAGGAAAATTTGTAATAGACTCAGTAGGATTTTATAGATATGCTCTCTCGCCTTCTCAGATTTTAAGTCATTATAATGAAGGGGTAAAAGAGGTTAACGTTTCTCAGATAGTTTCCATAGACAATGGCTATTTGTTTAGTATGAACACAGAGTCAATTCAGCGTAAATTTTCATATACCTATCCTGTATCAAAATTATGGGGCGAACTAAATATTAATGGTCAGTATTTATCTACTGATCAGTCTTATGTATATATACCAGAAGCAGTAGGTTCCAAATCTTTTTCTTTTACAGATCATTTTATTGTGCCAAACTACCTAGGAATTACTAGCTCACAGGTACACTGGGAAAATGACGTAAAAGGAATTTTAGTAGAGGCAAGCATAGACAACATAACATGGAGAACTTGCACAAATGGGTCGCCATTGCCATACTTTAATAAAAACAATAATCAAATTTCAGATATTATTTATCTAAGGGTAACTCTATCATCTGACGATGCCACCAGATATCTACCTATTTTAAAATCTCTAGACATTGCTTTTTACGGTTCAAAGAATTTCTACAGCGACAATTCGGGATACTATATATCTTCAAATTATGACTACTCTTTGCCTAAGACAAATAGCAAGACGTTGTCTTACAATAAAAACAATGGTCTTACTATGTACGACGGACACGGATTTTCTTTAAATAACGTCCCAGCAATTTCAACAGTAGAGGTTATATTTACCCCTCAGTACGACGACAACGTTTTAGTGAGCGGATTAGCCAGTCGGTACGAGTGGAATAATGCGGGGGTCATAACAAAAGCAGGAATATCCTCAATCTATGTAAATGGTATAAATAGGACATCCGCAGTAAACGTATGGGACTTCATGGCTGTAAATACTCCTCACCATATAATCATTGAATTTACATCGGCAGACAGCAATCTTAAGTTTAATCAAAATCAAAATGACTCCAAGTCTGGATCTGGGCATATGTATAACAATCTTGCCGTATATGAAAATGCATTGCCGTTATCTTCTAAGCTTAATCACTACTTGCTATATACGGGAAATATCGTAAATCAAATAAATGACACCGCTTTTGGAATTGAAGAGTCCGCCCTAGGTGAAGATTTGACCCCGTTCTTTATAACTGTGGTAGAGCCAGAGTCAGTTAGCCTATAATTTTGTCCATCTCTTGTGCAAACTCTAGACTTTAGCACAGAATAATGGTATGATTTATGTCTATGGATATTAATAAAGCTAAATATAACATTAATGAAGAAGAATCGATTCTAGGCATATACGTCTGGGAGATGCCTGACGGTAGATGGATTGGAGACGACGATGGGAACTTTCTTTCAATCACGTCCAAAAAAGGAAATAGACCCAACATCGATGCTTTGGCTAGAGAAGTTCGCTCATTCGGTATACATCAAGGCGGGCCTAAATTTCTTTCAGCAAGACGTAAAATTGATGACGAAGAGTTCGAGTATCAAAAGCAAAGACTCAATTGGGGATTAGTTCCAGATCCATATGATATTGGAAACTATAAAGACGAAATGAAAAAAATAGGTGGTTTAAAATGACAGTAGAATTTATCGGAGAAGATAACTCAGAAAACATTATCGACATATCAAATACAGCGGATTGGTTTTCTTTTAAAAAGGATGAAAAAAACAACGACCCGTTTGCAGTAGGCCTAGAAGACATCAAAAAGCTTAGAGGTCTCGGGTCATCATTTAAGCGTAGAATTAATAGAGAGTTTTCTAAATCATTCTCAGGCATTGAAGATACTGGAACACAACAAAACCTATTGGCACAAGCAATTAGCGGATACGCTATGTTTGATCTTATTGAGCCTCCATATAACCAAGAGTATCTTTCAAAGATTTATGAAATTTCAACATATAACTATGCAGCAATTAATGCAAAGGTTGCCAATATTGTTGGCCTAGGTTATGACTTTATTGAAACAAAGAAAACAAATGATGCCTTTGATTCAATAACAGATGACAAACAGCTTGAGAGGGCACGTAGAAAGCTAAATAAGCTTCGTCAAGATCTACACGCTTGGCTAGATACAACGAATACCGAAGACACATTTACACAAACATTGATCAAGGTTTATACAGATCTTGAAGCAACAGGAAATGGATATATTGAGGTAGGAAGAACAACAGGCGGAGACATTGGGTACATTGGGCATATCCCAGCAAAGACAATGCGTGTTCGCAGACTTAGAGATGGCTTCATTCAACTGCTGTATGGCAAGGCTGTATTCTTTAATAACTTTGGCGAGAACGAAACAGAGAACCCAATCGCTGGTCAAGAAGATCGCCCAAATGAGATTATTCATTTTAAGAAGTACACACCCATGAATAACTATTATGGAATTCCAGACATCATTGCAGCACAGGTAGCTCTTGCTGGAAATGAATTATCTGGACGTTACAATCTAGATTACTTTGAAAACAAAGCGGTCCCAAGATATATTATTACAGTTAAGGGCGCAAAGCTTTCTCCAGAATCAGAAAGAAAATTGCTTGAATTTTTCCAAGTTGGGTTAAAGGGAAAAAATCACAGATCCCTATATGTTCCACTTCCAGCAGATAGCCCAGACTCAAAAGTTGAATTTAAAATGGAGCCTATTGAAGCAGGAAATCAAGAAGGATCATTTGAGAAATATCGCAAATCAAATAGAGACGAAATCCTATTAGCTCACCGTGTGCCGATTAATAAAATTGGAACTCCAGAGGGAGTTAATTTAGCAGTAGCCCGAGATGCTGATAAAACATTTAAAGAGCAGGTTTGCCGCCCAGCCCAAATGACCCTTGAGAAAAAAATTAATGCAATATTTGATGAAAAAACAGATGCCCTAACTTTAAAGTTTAATGAATTAACTTTAACTGATGAAGACACTCAATCTCAAATAGATGAAAGATATTTAAGAATGCAGGTAATTACTCCAAACGAAGTTAGAATTAGAAAAGGAATGATACCTGTTGAGGGCGGAGATAAAATGGTTGAATTAAAGCCCCAAGAGGCTGCTGATCAAAAAGCAACCGCTGGGAAAACCAGGGCCCGAGATTCTGAAAGATCCGCATCCTCCTCAGATAAAGTGGGAGAAGGCCGAAATGCCAAGGGCGAAGGAAGACGGGTCGACTAAGTCCACTCAACTGTTATTTGCTTTATAGTGTAGAACGCTATAAAATTAAGCATATGAACATTGAAAAGTCTTTATGGACCAGTGATGGAAACGTCATTAATTTGTCGGTACCTTTTACTAAGGTTAACCGTGAAAAAAGAACGGTCTCAGGATTTGCTACTCTAGACAACATTGATCAAACAGGAGATGTTGTAACTTCAGAGTCAAGCCTAAAGGCATTTGAAAGTTTCCGTGGAAACATTCGTGAGATGCATGGATCAAACGCAGTAGGCAAGATGGTCTCATTTAGACCAGAAACTTTTTATGATCCAAAGGCAAAAGAATTTTTTAACGGAGTTTATGTAGATGCATACATTTCAAAAGGCGCTCAAGACACTTGGGAAAAAGTTTTAGACGGAACCCTATCTGGATTCTCAATTGGCGGAAAAATTCTTGAATCAGATAATGAAGTAAACAAGGCGAACGGTAAGACCGTAAGATTTATTAAGAACTATGAACTAATTGAACTTTCTATTGTTGATTCACCAGCAAATGAACTTTGTAACATTCTTTCTATTCAGAAAGTAAATGGACAATACATTGCTAAGGGAATTGCAGTAGGTGTAGTAACTGAAAACATATTCTACTGTGCAGACAGTGATTCTGTTTTTATCTCAACAGATAAAACATATGACTCTCCAGTATCTGGAAAGCCAGCGGAGTTAATAGGATGGGTTGAAAGCTCAGACGTTAACAAAGCAAAAGAGATAGATAAAATTCTTGATGCACATAAGCAATCAAGATTTACGTTGCCTGAAACACAAACAATTGCAAAACAGGCAAACGCAGAAGGAGGTAATGAAATGTCAGATAATACAGAAAACGTAGTTGTCGAAGATGTTGCAGCAGAGGCACCAGCC